GGAAGGTTTTGGGTTCATCGCTGGCAACGATGGACAGGACTACTTCTTCCACTGGACTGCTTTGCAGAAGTCTCAGGGAGTGGAGTTCTCCGACCTGGAAATCGGCGACCGCGTCGAGTTCCTCTGCCTGGAGGCGCCGAAAGGTCCACGCGCTATCGAAGTTCGTCGTGTTGGAGCGTAACGTAACGTAACCGGAGGAGCAGTCAATGGGCAGCGACAAGCACAGCTATCACATCATCCGCAGCGACGGGACCGAAGCGGACATCAAGGGCGATGACGTTCACATCGGGGACAGCGGCGTCCTCAGCATCACCAACCACATGGGCGACCTGATTGCTGCCTTTGCGCCGCACGCATGGTCGTTCGTCGAACCCGAGAAGCGGGACGACTCCGAGGACGACGTCGACCGGCCCGATCGAATCAGCAACCGTTAGTCGCGCGCGCCGTCGGCAACTCTGTATCCGAGGATAAGTCATGCCAATGCAAGCACCACAAGCCTCAGTCGCTGCCAAGAGGAAGCCAGCAGCCAAGAAGAAGGTCATGGGCATGCGCTCGACCCAACCTCGGATGCAGGGTCCGATCTCGGGCGGCGCGGGAGGTGGCTTTGCTCAACAGCCCGGCCCCGGTATGTCGGGCGGACGCCTTCCGATCTTGCCCGGCATGAATCCAAATGCCTACGCTGATGGGCCTGCCGGAGGAAAGCCATTTCAGGGTGGTGGTTTCGCACCTCCCGGGCGTGGTCCGATGCCTCTCCCGCCGAGCGCCGCGCCACGTCCCGGCATGCCCCCGATGGGTAACTATCCGAGGCCGGGTGCGGGTGGAGGATTTGCTCCCCCTGGTCTGCCTCCGGCGGGTGGTCCGGGGATGGGTGGGGATATCGCAAGCGGCGATATGGGACTCCCGCCTCAGGGCTTCAATCCTCAACAGTTCCAAGTCCAGCGTGCAGCCGGAGTGTTCGACAAGCCGACCGGGCCTGGTGCTGGCGAGGACCAGCGAGCACAAATGATGCAACAGCTGCAAGCGTCACAGGCTCGTATGGGTCAGATGCAGAAGCCACCAGGCATGATGGGTTCTGTCGCTCCTCAGCCGGGACCTGGCGGCGGCATGGGTCCGGGTGGATTCGACAGGAACGCCATGATGCAGCAGATGCAGGGTGGCATGGCGAACGCCAACATGCAGCGTGACCAGTGGCGTCAGGCCAACCCGAATCCAGTCATGAACCAGATGCCTGCTGGTCGACCGGCACCGAACATCCAGGCACTCCAGCAGGCGATGGCGGGACGCGGCGGACAACCTCAATTCTAGGAGAGAGACAATGGCGGACAAGAAGGTAGGCGGCGCGGCCGTCATCGAAGGCCCAGTCGGGCAGCTGCTCAAGGACCGTAGTGGCCGTGAGATCGAACTCGTTGGGCAGACTCCTGAAGGGCAGCTGTTCACGAATCCAACCGTTGGTGCTCTGGACCTGACACCAACACAACTCTGCACCGTCGTAGAGTCGCGTCTGTTCCTCGGTTACGGTGGCCCCCTCGCCATCGAGAATCAGCACGGCCTCCAGAAGGCTCTTCACGAGGATGGCATCTACACACTCTCCAACGGCCAGCGTTACGTTGTGCCGCACGAGATTCACGAAGCGCTCGGCATCCCGCTGCCTGCGCCCTACCCGCCCGAGCTTCTGCTCCTCAACGATGAGGTCGCTCCTGGCGACGAGAACCTCACGGGTGAAGCCCTCGACGCGGCCAAGGCACGTCACGCGCTGGCTCGGGGTCGCGGACCCGATGTCGAGACGAAGCCCGCACCGAAGCCGACGCCGACTCAGCTGCCTGCGGACACCCACAAGAAGTAACGTGGGGATTCAGGTAGTCGACAACTTCACTCGAATCTGGAAGCCTCACGAAAAGCAACAGAAGTTTCTTGAGATTCCAGATTCGATCTTCGAAGCGCTCTATGGTGGGGCAGCAGGCGGAGGCAAGAGCGAACTCTTGATAATGCTGCCCATCCTTAGAGGATGGCATCTTCATCCGAAGTTTCACGGTATCATCTTTCGCGAGACTTTCCCGCAGCTTGAGGAATCAATCATCCCTCGTGCGGACAGGTTCTACAAGCTAACCGGCGCCGTCTTCAACGAAGCCAAGCACTTTTGGAAGTGGCCTTCAGGGGCTATTATCAGGGCGAGCTACCTCGAAAAGGAAAAGCACGCACGGCGCCATGACACTACCGAGTATCATTACGCAGCGTTCGATGAGCTCACGAGCTTCAAGTGGTTCGTCTATTCATTCGTCACAAGCCGTGTCCGATCTTCTGAGCCGAACCTCCCGCCGGTTGTCCGTAGCGCGTCGAACCCTGGCAACCAAGGCCATGTCTGGGTCCGAGAGCGATTCGTTGACCCGGCACGAACTGGCTATAAGATCATACACGACCGCTCGAGCAGAACTACTCGTATCTATATCCCGGCGAAACTCGACGATAACCCCTACCTCAATGAGGCTGATCCGGGATATGCTTGGCGTCTTGAAATCCTCCCCGAGGCCGAACGCCGCGCGAAGAAAGACGGAGACTGGTATGTCTTCTCCGGACAGGTCTTCGCTGAGTGGAGAGATTTCCGCCGTCCCGGAGAGCCGCACCACGCAGTCCACGTTGTCCAGCCGTTCGAGGTTCCAGACTGGTGGCCGAGGATTCTGGCTGTTGACTGGGGATACACTGCAAAGACTTGGGCTGGTTGGGCTGCTGTTAGTCCTGATTCTCGTGTATTCCTTTATCGTGAGTATGCTAAGGACAAACAGTATGTAGAGACTTGGGCGGCGGACATAGCCCGACTCTCTCAGCACGAACGGCACGAAATTCACTCCTGCGTCTTAGACCCATCGGCCTGGGCCAAGCGTGGAGACAAGGAAACGATAGCCGAGCAGTTTCAGAAGGCATCAGGATTCAGACCCATCCAGGCAGACAATGACCGTCTGGGTGGAAAGATGCTGATGCACAGTTTTCTCAGGTGGGAACCGAAGCCACCGAAGTATATACCTGCAGAAGGCTATTCGGAGGAGCGCGCAACTTACATCTATCGGAACTGGGGTGCAATGGCCTTCCAGAAGTATCAGGAAGCCTTCATTCCCGAGCCGCTGGAGACGAATCTTCCGAGATTGCAGGTCTTTGATACGTGCAAAGAGTTCATCAAAACGATTCCCATCTGCACTTATGAGAGTAAAGATGGTGAAGTTGCCGAGGACGTAGCTGAATTCCAGGGTGACGACGCTTACGACGGCGGAAGATATCTCATAAAAGAGGTAGACCAGTATATCCGCCTCGTTTGGAGCCGAGACCAGAGAGTCCAGCAGCTCGGTCAGGTCGTTCAGAGCTTTACGGAAACGGGTGATTGGACTAGATTGCACCGACAGATGGAAGTTCTCGAGTCCAAGCACAAGACAGTGACATCAGTTCAACGGCACCGGAGGTTTCGTGGGCTTCTTCGCTGATTTGTTCACGCCGCGAACGTATACGTGCGGGTCGTGCGCCGCGCTGAAGCATACGATTGCAGTGCAAAGCGAGGAAATCGATCTTTTAGTTCGACTTTTGGACGAGGAACGAGAAAAGAGCCGGCCAGCTCCGCAAGCACAAGCGATTAAGCCGGGTTTTGAGGGAAATATCAGAAAATCGAGAGTTCCTTGGTCCCGTAAGCAGGCAGAGCTTGAGACTCGGTCAGCAAGAGAAGCAGCACAGGAAGAAAAAGAACGCTGGAAGAAGCGCGCGCAAGCTGTAGAGGTGCCAGATGGGCGAACGGAGAGGTAGTATGGGGAGTGTCGAATTTAGGACACTCGACCCCTATCAATCCACTCGTCCATTTAACGTGGAACCGGCTCAATTCGACTTCATGCGCGACGGTCGGGCGCTCGATAGCGTGATGGCCGAGGGTCAGCAACGCAAGCGGGAGATGTGGGAGCCTAATCCTCAGCCTGAGTTCCAGTTTAGGCAAGACCCGAACCGGCCTCCACCTACTCCAGGCTTCTGGGATAGTCTTAGTGCCGGTGGTAAGGTCGCTGGAGAGATGTATGAGTCCCTCCCGGATAGTGATTTCGCAAAGGGCTTCCTTGAGGATGATGTTGCTTTCGATGCTCTCGGTGAAATAAACAAAGCCGATAGAAGCACAGGTGGTGATTCATTCGTAGACTTTGCTAAGGAGTCTGGCAGAAATCTCTGGAGCAGTGTCAAGGATCGCTCTCCTGAACGTCTTGCTGGTAACATGTTGAGTGTCATTCCTGAGGAGGCAAAGCTCGCCTTGGGCGGTGCTAAAGCTGCATTGCTGGGTGGTAAAGCAGCATTGGCAGCTAAAGGCACAGGGACGATGATGTCGGCCGTCCCGCTGGCTCGATTGCGGTCGATGGCACAGCGGGAGAATTTGAAGAATCCGGTGGGTGTGACCCGGATGATTGATTATCTGCAAACGCACTTTGATCCTAGCATGACCGAGGATCAAGCGCGCACGCTGATGCA